GTAGGGGGGACATAATCTCTACAGACTGACATTTTGTAGACCATGTTGCAGGCACACATTTTTTTTGTCAAAAGTCGAGATAGGGGTCAAAAATTGAAAAAGGCAAAAAATGACAGTAATGGGTAGGCCAAGAAAACCGACAATAAAGCTTAAAATTCACGGAACTTACCGTGCGGACAGACGTTTTATTAACGAGCCGGCCCCAGCAATTGTTATTCCGATTATGCCCAAGCACCTCAAGGGGGAAGCCGCTACGGAGTGGAGGCGAATTGCCCCGCTACTTGCAAAAATGAAATGTGTGACGGAATGGGATAGGTCACTTTTATCAGCGTACTGTTTTGAGTGGGGTGTTTATGTTGAACTTTGTAAAAAGGTCAAGATTAAGGACCTTGTCATTACTACGATTAACGGCAATAAAATTCACAACCCGTTATTATCCGCACGTAACAAAGCATTGACTAATCTTAAAGAGCTTGCCACGGAGTTCGGCTTGAGCCCGAGTTCGCGTTCTCGATTGAACCTTGGTGGTGAAGAGGAAGAACAAAATCAATTCCTTGCGTTTTTGAAACGGGGTAAACGTGCTGGCTAATTGTAAACAAATGATTTGTCCGTCGGAGGCGATAGTTCAGGAATATATGGACGGCGTCCTCAATGGCGATATCGTCGCTTGCATGTTTGTGAAACTGGCGATTCAACGTCATCTTAATGACCTCAAAACATGCGAAGAGCGAGGATTATATTTCGACGCCGAGGCCGCTCAGGAAGTCATTGACTTTTTTGCGATGCTCAGGCATTCGAAGGGTAAGTGGTCAGGCAAATCTTTTGTGCTCGAACCGTGGCAGCAATTCATTATCTGGGTGGTATTCGGTTGGAAGCGAATTGACGGCACCCGCCGATTCAATACCGCCTATCAGGAGATTGCCCGCAAGAACGGAAAGTCCACGCAGCTCGCGGGTATCGGCCTTTATGGCCTTGGCTTCGATGATGAGAACGGTGCCGAAATATATTCCGTCGCAACGAAGGAAGAGCAGGCCAAGATTACATTCAGCGAAGGTCAGCGTATGGCCAAGAAATCAGGGCGGCTCGGTGGACTTGCAACCATACACCAAAAGGCGATCTCAATTGATTCGACCAGTTCCACATGGAAACCTTTGGGTAGGGATTCAAAAACGCAGGACGGGCTGAATCCGCATATGGTTTTAGTGGATGAATTCCATGCTCACCCAGACAGAAGTATGCTGGATGTGATGGATTCGGCAGTGGGTGCAAGGACGCAACCACTGCTTTTTATCATCACAACCGCCGGCTTCAATGTTCAAAGTCCCTGCTATATGGAGCGTGATTACGCGACCAAGATTCTCAAAGGCATCGTCGAAGATGATTCATATTTCGCAATTATATTTACGCTCGACCGGGACGAGACAACGGGGGAGTTGCTTGATAACTGGAAGAACCCCAAGGTATGGATAAAGGCGAATCCCAACCTCGGCATTTCGGTCGATATAAAAGATATGGAGCGAATGTGCAAAAAGGCGATTGAATCGCCGACGTCGCAGAATAATTTCCTCACTAAAAAGCTTAATGTCTGGACCACACAGGAAACAAAGTTTTTCAATATGGAGAAATGGGACGAGCTTAAAACTTTGATTCCGGAGTCCGAATTGCTTGGTAAAGAATGTTATATAGGCGTTGACTTGAATTCTAAAATAGATATCGGGTCAATCGTTTGCTTATTCCCGCTCGATGACGGCCGGGTGGTTGTATTGCCGAGGTTCTACTGCCCACAAGAGGGAGCCGAGGAGCGGAGTAAAAAGGACAGGGTCCCTTATTTGTTATGGGCCAAGCAAGGTTATCTTATCTTGACCCCTGGCAATCGGACGGATTTCGATTTTATTAGGAAGGATATCGCGGATATCTGGTCCAAATTTAACGTTCAAAAGATGGGATTTGACCAGTGGAATTTCGAATATCTCTACCAACGGCTGGTCGCGGATGGGATGGATAAAGAGAAAGTCATTGAGTATGGCCAGACCATTAAAAATATGAGCGAACCCACAAAAGAATTAGATGCTTTGGTTGTATCCGGCAAGTTGGTTCATAATGGGCATCCGGTCCTGCGATGGATGGCCAGTAACACGGCGGTTTATATTGACTCGAATGAAAACGTAAAGCCGGTAAAAGATAAGTCCTCCGAAAAAATAGATGGCATAGTGGCAACAGTCATAGCACTCGGTTTGTCTTTGGTGGCCCCGGGGGCAGTGGACAGGGACGCTAACCTTAGAGAGGTTGGGATATGAACAAAATTTTTAGAGTAGTTGCTAATATATATAACGCCATTAAAACGGGAGGGGGCAATCCGCAGAGTCCTCAATACTGGCTTCAAAAACTGTTCGGTCGAAACGTCACTGTGACCGGAATAGAGATGGACGAAGATACCGCCTTAAGATATTCGGCGGTGTGGGCAGCTGTAAATATCATAGCGGGGGCAGTGGGCTATCTGCCGATTATCGCCTACAAACAGTCGGGGAAAAGCAAGGAACGGCTGACAAAGCACCCAGTTATGAAGCTCATGCACTCGCGGCCTAACCCCTACATGGATGCTTTTACATTCAAGGAAGTTTTGCAGGCCCATGCTTTGGCGTGGGGAAATGGTTATGCCGAGATAGAACGGGACGGTGCCGGCCGTCCGGTTGCGTTATGGCCCCTCTTGCCTAACAAAACAGAGCCGATAATTGAGAATAAGCAGCTCGTTTACAGGATATATCAGCCGGATAAAACCGTCATACTGCCCTATGATAGCGTCCTGCATATCAAAGGCCTTGGCTTCGATGGGCTAAAGGGCTACTCGGTTATTCAATATGCGGCTGAAAATCTGGCCTTGGGTGTAGCTGCCGAGAAAAACGCGGCGGCATTTTTCGGAAATGATTCAAGCCCCACAGGCATCTTGACCACCGATGACCCTCTCAAAAAAGAAACCAAGGAAGTGGTGGAAAAAGACTGGGAGGAAAAGCACAAAGGGCTGGATAAACGGTATCGCATCGCCGTCCTTCATAGCGGGCTTAAGTGGCAACAAGTCGGGATATCGGCCAAAGATTCACAGTTAATAGAGTCACGCAAATTCAGCGTCAATGACGTTGCACGGTGGTTCACGATACCGCCGCATATGCTCGGCGATTTGGAGCGAGCCACGTTCAGTAATATTGAGCATCAGGGTCTCGAATTTGTAATGTGGACCTTGATGAAATGGCTCAAACGGTGGGAACTTGAATGCACTCATAAATTATTTTCGACAGCCGAGCAGGATGATTATTACCTTGAGTTTTTGGTTGATGCTTTGCTGCGTGGCGATACCAAGAGCCGTAATGAAAGCTATCGCATCGCTCTCGGTGGTAACAATAATCCGGCCTATATGACCGTCAATGAGGTGAGGGAAAAAGAGAACTTGCCCATGGTGCCAGGCGGTGATGAATTATTCAAGCCAAGTTATGGGGGTGGGGGAAAAAGTAACAGTAAGTTCTCCGCATTACTCAATACGGCATGGCAACGGATAACGCACAAGGAAATAAACGCTGCGAGGAGGGCATTGAAAAAGCCCGAGCAGTTCATGCAGTGGGTAAATGACTTTTATAACAAGCACAAGGATTTCGTTGTTGCCATTATCAAACCTATCTTGGAAGCCAAACAGGACGGTGACGCTGAGGCAATCGCTTCATCTCATATCGAAGGCCGAAAAATCGAATTGAAGGAAGCATTCGAATCAGGCACCGTCGAATCTCTTTTACAGGAATGGGAAACCAATAATTTAGGAGGTTGCAATGAATAATTTGAAATTGATTAGGGCGTTGACGCGAAACACAGACGTGAGTTGGTATAGAATGGAAGCCAGCGGCAATGTCGCTGACGTTTATATCTACGATGAAATCAATCCTTGGGGGATACAGGCTGACCAGTTTGTCAAGGACCTCAATGCCCTACAGGCCAGCACGATCCGGCTGCATATGAACACGCCAGGTGGAAGCGTGTTTGACGGCATAGCCATATACAACGCCTTAAAACAGCACAAGGCCAAGGTAGAAACTTACATCGAGGGCGTGGCGGCTTCAATCGGGTCCCTGATTGCTCTGGCAGGTGACAAGGTTTATATGGCCGAAAACAGTTTCTTCATGATCCACGAGCCGTGGATATTGGCCGTGGGTGATGCTACTGAGCTGAGAAAAACGGCCGATTTGCTCGACAAAATGAATGCCACTTTAATCAACACCTATGTAAACGTCTCAGAGCAAAAAGAAGAGCAGGTCAAAAAATGGTTAAAAGATGAGACGTGGTTTACCGCACAGGAAGCTAAGGACGCCGGTTTCATCGATGAAATCATCGGAAAAATTGAGGCCAAAGCCAGCCACGATTTGAGCGATTTCAATAATGTCCCCAAGGAACTTTTAACCACAGCGAAACAAGAACCTTCAAATAGCAAATTAGCAAGGGAGTCGATGCGTATGCGGCTCGAACTTGAGAATGTGAATATATAAATCGAACCTCGGAGGCCGATGCCTGTCCAGCGATTTAGATGCAGTAAACAAAGAAACTTTTTTTAGGAGAATCTAACAATGACAATTAAGGAATTGCTCGAAAAAAGAGCAAAATGTATCGCGGATGCCCGTGCCATACACAACAAGGCGGAAACGGAAAAGCGTGAACCGACCGCCCAGGAAAGAACACAGTTTGACGTCCTGATGAAAGAAGCCGGCGACTTCAAAGCAAAAGCCGACATCATGCAGGCAGACGAAAAACGCACCACCGACCTTGCCGCTGCCGAGGCGGAATTGGCGACGTCGAGAGGCACTCAGACCATTCCGCAGCGGGCGAATAACGCGGCCGGCACCGCCGGTCAGGAACCCCGGACGGTTCAGCTTCGTCAGAGTATCTGCGGTGATGTGCGGAATATAGTTTTGGTAGGCCCGAGAGCAGACCAAAATTTTGCCAATTCATTCCGCAACTACCTTATCCACGGTGACCGAGCCCCCGGTATTCAGGACGCTCTCCAGAAGGACAGCGATACGGGCGGCGGTTATCTGTCGGCTCCCCTGCAGTTTATGGCTGAGCTGATTCAGGCGGTTGACAACCTCGTCTTCATGCGTCAAATCAGCCGGGTATTACCCCCGATAACGACGGCCGAGAGCCTCGGAGCTCCCTCGCTGGACAGCGACCCTGCCGACCCGACGTGGACGGCCGAGCTTGCCATCGGAAATGAGGATTCCACGATGGCATTTGGCAAGCGTGAATTGAAGCCGGCACCGCTGGCCCAGTTCATCAAGGTATCCAAAACGCTGCTCAGGCGTTCGTCAATCGGCGTGGACGCCATCGTCCGCGACCGGCTCGCTTATAAGATGGGCGTGGTCATGGAAAACGCTTATCTTAACGGCACTGGTGCGGGCCAGCCGTTGGGCATCTTCACCGCCAATGCGAACGGCATCCCGACAAGCCGCGATTTCTCGACCGGCAACACCGCGACCGAGATTCGTTTCGACGGTCTCAAGGAAGCCGAGTACTCCCTGAAAGCGGCGTATCGCCGTTTGGCCAACTGGGTATTTCACAGGGATGCCATCAAGCAAATCAGCAAGCTCAAGGACGGTGAAGGCCGTTATATCTGGCAGCCGTCCGTCCAGGTAGGTCAGCCCGACAGATTGCTGAATATGCCGATTCAGGAATCGGAATATGCACCCAACACATTCACCACGGGTTGCTACGTCGGCGTCCTCGGCGATTTCAGGTATTACTGGATTGTTGATGCTCTCACGATGACCATTCAGGTTCTGCTTGAGCTCTATGCGGCAACGAATCAGAACGGCTACATCAGCAGGGCCGAGAGTGACGGTATGCCCATTCTTGGTGAGGCATTCAGCCGCGTCAAGTTGGGGTAATGTGAACTGAATCAATGTAAACCTTTTTTGTGAAAGGACAAAAAATGAATTTGCTTAAAGATGTATCGATAAGAGCCGTCGGAGCTCCTATCTCAGCTGGAAGTACTATCGATGGTAATTCCAACATCATCGACATGCAGGGCTATGACGGGGTCCTGTTTGCCGGAACGGTCACGGATTCAGCTGCTACAGGTGTGGCAACGCTCAAAGTCGAGCAGAACACCGCCAATGCCGACTCCGATATGGCCGC